TCACATACCTTTCTTTTTTTCCTGGTATGTAAAGTTTTGTGACAGGGCGGCCAGATAGCTGCCGGAAAATTTTCCCAAAAATGACCCCCTATAAGGGCCGGTAGGGTTAAACGAATTAGCGTATTGACTCGATCTAAAATCACTTATATCTAGATAACGTATTTATAAAGATGCCTGTATCTCCGCAGGACTTTGCCCTCTGGTCCGACCTCACAGGCAACCCATATCCCAGTACTCCAGCCGAGCGAATGGCGCTCGCTCCGGAAGTTTATCAATTCACCCGTGGCATCGGCCGTCGCGGTGGGACTCAAATGAGCCCTTTGAGAAAAGCTGTTGATGTGATCGGCAAGACTGCTCTTGCTGCTGGCGCAATCGCAGGTGCAGCTTACTTGGGAACTGAGGGGTATAAGCGACTCAATCTTGATGATGAGCCTGGTGTTCCTTCTTCTCCCGATCCGGTGGCTAACCCTGCTGCTGTTCAGGTAGCTGATGTAACTCCTCCCACTACCGCAGATCGTTACGGTCAGGATATTGTTCCGCATCAAACTTCAACGATGCAGGCAATCCGTGGCGTGTCGCCTGGTAAACCGACTGTCGTTGATTCGGAAGAAAAACCTGCAAATCAGAGTCATGTTATTTCTTCAAGCCAAACATTCACCCCTGGTACGGAAGTTGATCAGCTGGCTGCGAAACAAACTCCGTACACACCAGTGCGTGATCGTGCTGATGAGCTGATCTCCGAATTTCTTGGTGGCGTCAGCGCAGAGCAGCGTGCGCAGAAGAAAATTGATCAATCCGTCGCTGAGTACGCTGCCGGTGTTGCTGGTAGAGGTGAGCGTGTTCTCAAGCAGGTACTGAAGGAAGGACGTGAAGAGGGTATTAGCCCTGTCGGTATGAAGTCAGTTCAAGCCGCAGAATCGTTCCGCCAGACTCCGGAATACATGACGATGATGCGTGGCGCGGGCGCATCTATGGAACCAGAGGAACTCGTCGGAGCCCCTGGCGCTGAAGTTGTGCTCTCCAGTGTTCGCCCCACTCCTAGCACTCGTGTGGCAGGTGTCGAGCCTGTAGAGGTTGAAAGTCCAATTGCTGCAATGGCTGCACCAGCAAAAGTTGTTGAAAGGGAGCCTGTCGCTGTCGCGTCGAAGCCTGCACCATCCGTAATTGAAGGCGCCTCTCCAGAAACAATTGATCTTGCCAAGAAGGCGTTTGGACATTTACCCCTGGAGCAAGCAGTTTCGTTGCTAACCAAAAAAGGTAGTAGCGGTGCGATTACAACCTCGCAACCTTCCACACTTCGTGTTAGTGAATCGCAAGCTCCGACAGGAAAAGAGTTTTTAGAGAGAAAGATTGCAGGAGGTTTACCGCAGGCAACACCACGTGGGAGCGCTCAACAAGCGTTAGCAGAATTTTCGGAACTATATGAAGGTCAAACGAATCCAGAAAGGGTCGCGGCGTCAGCGCAGCCTTCTTCTTCATTTATTGAGTATGCTCGCGTTTATCCCGGCAATCTAATGGGAGTGAAATTAAAGAATGCGTCAATAGAGTACGGCCACAAAGTGGATCCCGAGTTCACCCCGTATCTGACTGAAATGATCAAGAGAGGTGAGTTCTATGGTAAAGACTACAACGAATTAAAAGCTTTAGGATTGATTAAGAGTCCTGCACTAGGGCACGAGAAGGGGGAATTCTAGGAGACAGCTGTTCACATTCCTGCTAGATTAAAACTATTAGAGAGTAAATTATGACCTTCCTAGAGCCAATCATCGCCGCCGTCTTGGGTGCAGGTGCTGCTGCACTCGCTGCCTGGTTGAAAGGCAATATGACCGCCGTAAATCTTCTCAAGTACGGTCCTATCGTCAAGAAGGCTTACGACATCATCGATCCGGTTTTGGAGCAGAACCTTGCTCGATGGGATGGATCTAAGGTAGAGCGTGCTTTCGAAATGTCGATCGAAACCGTAGCTGACGGTAAGTTGACTTCAGCTGAGATCAAGAAGCTCGCTCTTGACATGGCTAAGAATTGGTTGCCTCAAGTTGCTGCCGACAAAGTACGTGCATTCGAAGCATCTTCTGGTGAACTGCAAGCCGCTAAATTGATCGCCGCTAAAGTTGACGCCGAGTCCTGATAAAATAGCTTTTAGTGTAGGAAGTTATGACTAGCGAAGAAAAGTGGATTCAAGGAGCCGTCAAACGCCCCGGTGCTTTTTCAAAGAAAGCTGAAGAAGCTGGTATGTCGACAGCCGAATATGCTTCGAAAGTGACGGCTAATCCGGACGATTATGACAAGCGTACGGTTAAACAGGCGAACCTGGCAAAAACTTTAACTAAGCTGCGCAAAAAGAAAGAGGGTTAGTCGTAGATGGCAGCGCCAATTTACAGTACGCGAAAGACCTCTCCTGCTGATACGGCTTGGAGACGTGGGGATTCTCCAGATAATGGTACTCTTGGCGAGTTCAAAGAAGCTGACAGTGACCCTACATCTTTTAAAGATGCCTGGGTTGCGAAGATGAAAGATAATCCGGATTACCGAGATTTTTATTTTGGTGCAAAATTTGGGGATGAAACTGCTGCGCGATCTCAACAAAAGTTGGATGCTGCATCGAAAGCTGCGTACTCGAATTTTAGCGATCCTAGGAATAAATTCACTGCGGATCGTTTTTTAGATTCTTATAGTGCTGGGGTTCGCCGTGGATTAATTGAACCTGAAAAAGCAGTATTTCCCGAAAACTTAGCGGCTTTTGCTGCAGAGAGTGCGACAAGTAGAATTAACGATGAAAATGTAAAAGGCGAGTTTCCTAGTAAAGGGGTTTCTTTGTAATGGCAGCTGGAGCAGCAACCAGGATGGCAGGCAAGGCTCTTGGAGACTTCTTCAAGGTCCTGGGGCCGCTTGCAAGTTCTGCAATTGAACAAAAAGTTTTAAATAAACTTGCTGGTGCAGCTGATGTTGTGGATGCGCCAGGATTGATGGGAGTTGTTGCCCGTAATCCTGAAACGATTGCCAAGGTTGCAGGAGCTGTAACGCCATTGGCTGCTGCCGGAGCAGCAGCAGGTGGAGCTGCGTTATTGGGGCAGGCTTTTAAACAGCCTTCCAATATTTATGCGCAGTCTCAGTATTCCTTACCTGTACAAAAACTCGGAACTCCTGTTTCGTACGCAAATCAACGTTACACCCCTGGTTTGTCACCTATGACCAATCAGACCGTAGCGGAATCAATGTTAGAGCAGCAAAAATTTGAGCATCAGCTTCAACTAATCCAAGCTCGGCAAGCGGCTCAACAAGGTGCAGGTTCCTTGGGGTCTTCCTCTGGCGTCGGATTAGATGTTATGGGATTATCTCGTCAAATTTTTGCTCCAGTAAATTACTAAAATCATGGCACGTTATAGCGATTCAATTCCCAACACAAGTTGGAAAAACGTGAGTGAGCCAGTATCTTCAAGAGGTTTCAATGGATCTCCTGACGTAGAGGAAGAGCAAGACGGGGGAAATGTCTTTAAGAAAGATGTTGATTGGGGCAACGTTTTTGGCAAGCTATTTGATATTGCCGATAAAAACAAATATAGATCAATGGGAGAAGATCGTTCTGATTTTGAGCGAAAATGGGCGTCTTCTGGAGGGAGTAATTTTGGTTCGGCTAGTTCGCAGCGAGTGACTGAGAATGCCTCTGTCTACAATCCCCCTCAAATGCAGCCTTATACAGTTTCAGGTGTGCAAGGTAAACCAGGAATATTAAGCCAAGTTGCTGGAGTTGCCGCCCCGGTTGTTGGAATGATGGGAGGCCCTACTGCGCCGTTTATCTCGGCTGGTTTGGGCGGGCTTTCTCGCACGGGCTGGTGAGATTATCCGGTTTAAAATAACAATCAAGAAGATACTTTTACCATGGCTTTAGGAGCTGTTTTACCTGTAGCTGGCGCACTTCTTGGCGGCATCGAAGGTTATCGTCGTAGTGGTGGAGATTTAGGTGCCGCCGCTCTTGCTGCAGGTTTAGGCGCAGCAGCCCCTGCTGGGCTTCGCATGGCAGGAACTGCTCTTGGGGGAACAGCTCTTGGCAGCCGGCTTCTCGGTGCAGGTTCTACTGCCATGGAGGCCGCTGCCCGTGGCGCTCAAGGCGCGGCAATCAAAGGTGGTCTTGGGCCCATCGCTCCCTTAGCAGCCCCTGCGCTTACTGCTGCCGGATTAGGTGCTGCAGCCGCCGGTATCGGCTCTCTCGTCACTCCCGCAATTGCTGGCAGCCTAGCCGCTAAGGCAGCAGGCTCTGCTCGGGCCGCAACCGGTGGTGCAGCCGGACTGGCTATCCCTGCAATGCAACCTGGCCAGGCAACTTATGATGCAGGCGCTGCTGTTCCTGGCGGTCTTCCTGTTGGCGCATCCCCCTACGGAACTGCTGATATCATCAATCCTGCAGGTGCTTTTGCCGCTGGTCGTACTGCTCAACTGCTCGAAGGTGACATTCAACTTGCCAACATGCGCAAGCTAATGCCCGAACTGTTTAAAGCATCTGAAGCTCGTTCCAAGACTGAGTTCCAGCGTCAGATGGCCGCCGCTGGCATTCGTCAGAACATCCTGACCGCTGCCAACATGCTTGAGCGTAGCCAGCAAGCCGCACAACAAATGGGCTTGAATGCTGCATCTCAGGCAGGATCTGCCCTTACCCAACAATACCAGTACAGCTGATATGAGCGCCGCTATCTGGAGTGATCCTTCTTCACCGTTTTTCCAACCGATCCAGGGATTTTCGGTAGGCACTCCTTTTAAGGCGCCTACCCCTCAATATAAAGAAAACAAGGTTTCGAAATCCTTTAAATATCCTCTTCCCGCAATAGATTTTGCGTCGATTCCGTTCCCGATGGTTGGAATGGATTTGCAAAGCGGGAAGCGCGACCAAGATCTTGTTTTTGGAACTGAATCCGCGCTTCCGGCATTAAGCCCTCGTGCTCAAGAGTATTACGACTTTTACACCGCAACTGCGCCTCAGCGTTTAGCGGAACAAGAACAGCAGGCGCGGCTTTCTTCTCGTTTAACGCAGGAACAGCTTGCAAGTCTTTATCCGTATCTTAGTGCGGCTGGCGCAGAGGCAACTGCACGTAATCTCGCAGCAAGCAAGGAGTTCAGCGCTTTCAAAGAGCAGCTCCCGACTTCAGTACAAAATATTGTTGCATCGAAGCAGGCCCAGATGGCTTCTGCCGCTGGAGCTGAAGCATCGTTAAAACAAGCAACCGCAATGCAGCAGGACGCCGCTAAGCGTTTTGCCGGCAGCTTCGCTGGTAAATATATCCAAGCATCCTGATTTAATTCTTGTTAAACTGACCGGAGAGGGATTCCAATTATGGGAAGCGGAAAAGCACCAAGTCCTAAAGTTAAAAAGGTAAAGGCACCTCCGCCGCCCGCGCCCACTCCGGTGGAAACCCAATCCCTGCGTACGCAGCTAGCACTCAACGAAGCGAGTGCTGCACAGCAGCGTCTTAACATGGAAGTTGGAGCTCAGTTAGATCGTACTAATTCTGAGTTTTTCACCACCCAGGACATCCGTAAAGCGCAGGCAGCTGGTGCCGAAGAGCGGTTACGTCTCGGTACGCTAGGCGAACAAGAGCGTGCAACCACCGTAACTCGTGGTGAACAGGAACGTCTCGGTATTGAGACCACTGGTGCTCAGTACCGTGCAGGTCTTGAAACTGCAGGCGCTCAGGAACGACTGAGCACTGTAACTCGTGGTGAGCAGGAGCGTCTTGGCATTGCAGCCACTGGAACGGAGCAGCGCTTGACCCAAGAACAACTGCTTGCTGGTCAGGAGCGGCAAATTAGCCTGACGGGTCAGGAACAGCGTGCAACAATCGGCAAGACCGGTGAAGAAACACGACTTACTGACTTGCAACAAGAGATGTTTAGGCGCTATAAAGAACAAAGAGATTACGAGCAGGCTCAGAGCCAATACCGAGTATGAAGGAGTGGATTCAAGGTTTAACCGACAAAGACCGCGAATCCTTCTTAGCATTCTGCAAACGATCTAGTTCTCCGATCCAGATGTACCTGTATGCCCGTTTTCTCGGGTTTACAGGCAGCATCGTTGATTGTGATGACTGGTCGAAAAAAGAATACAAAAAGAGGGATTTTACAGGTCTCCTTGAGATGGAGATCGACTCCATGCAGGCTGATATTGCCAAGCTTCGTGAAGCAATTGATATGGGTATGGTGAAACAGGATATGGGCACATCGCGCATTGCGATGCTTCAAAAAGAGTTGCGTGGAGCGATCAAGCAGTTGACCGACGAGAAAATCTTAATGGATAAGCAAGGACTGATCCTCGCTGGTGCAGACCGTGCGCTGCGTGAGATGTTATCGATCTTCCGAGATGATCCAATCGAAGGCCCACTCCAGGAAGCCTCAATGGGTGTTTGGACAAAGATTCTCCAAGAGGAGTCGTAAAGAGTAATACGCTATGCTACGGGCATAGTGATAACGAATACGCGTGGCTGGTACAAGCATTTATTCTGTTTATCGGCGTACTGCCCGTGCAGCTGCTCAAAAGCGTGTAGTCAAACAAACGAGTACTGTTGATGTACAGAGGGCGCGGGTAGATTTTGCTTATTTTTGTGATGTAGTCGGCGATAAACCGCCTGCACGTCACCATTTGGAATGGCATAGGCAGCTCTGTACTGGAGAAGATTCTGTCTGCCTTCGTGGCATTGCTGGTCCGAACATTGATATTCTGGCCCCACGGGGTAGCGCGAAGTCCTCGGTTTTAGGTCTTTTTACGGCGTGGACAATTGGTGTCCATGCGTTGCACAAGATGCCGCTAAAGATCCTTTATATCTCTTACACGATTGACGTTGCGCGACCAAAAAGTGCTGCGATTAAACGAATCATTGAGGAGAGTAAAACCTATGGTGAAATCTTCCCAATGGTTAAGATCGCGAAGGGGATTAATTCCAACGAGTACTGGAGTATTGATTGGAAGTTCGCTGGCATTAAATCGACGGGTGAAGAAGAATTCACTGTTTGCTGTGCAGGTTTGAAGGGTGCTGTGACCTCCAAACGTTCACATCTTTGCATCATCGACGACATCTGTAAGTCTGCCGATGAAATTAAGAACAGAGACATTCGAGCTGCGATGGAAGATAACTGGAACTCAGTTATTGTTCCCACGATGTTTGAAGGTGGTCGGGCTATCTGTCTTGGGACGCGATTCCGCCATGACGACATGCACGGCACCACGTTCATCCCAGCAAATGACTGGGTACAGCTGGTGCAATCCGCAATTATTCCTGATGAAGAGGGAGAGGAGGTTTCGTATTGGCCAGAAATGTGGTCCCTGGAATATTTGCAGGATCGTCGACGACAGGCACCGATTGCCTTTAGTTTTCAGTACCAGAACCAGATTGTTCAAACCAGTGAACTGTCTCTTTCTCCTGATTTGATTGTTAAAGGAGCCATCGCCACTCAGTTCGATTCCCTTGGTGTCGGAGTTGATTTATCGGCAGGTGTTAGGGAGCAGAATGATTACACCGTTTTTGTCATGGGCGGAAGAGTCGGAGACAAAATCCATATTGTTGACTGCAAGCGGATTCGGATTATGGGGAACCTAGAGAAACTAGAAGCCCTTATGGAGATGATGGAAGAATGGGGTGTTGTCCACAAGGACAACGGTAGATATTTCCCCACAGGCAGCAATGTAGACATTTGGTCAGAAGCTGTTGCATACCAGGCCTCTCTGGAGGCGGACTTCAAGCGTATTTGTTTAGGGGATCATGGGTTGTACAACTTGAACTGGCACGCGATCAAAGGATTCCGTGGCGACAAGGTCGCACGATTCCGTGGGATTATGGGTTTATTTGAGCAGCGGAAGATTATTTTTAATAAATTCCGTCGTTTTGGGCCGTTAACCGACGAGATCATTAACTTCGGCGTAAGCTCACACGATGACTGCGTCGACGCCCTCGTCTGGTTATGTAACGGATTGATGACCCGTGGGAAGTTGGAGCTTGAATTTTAAATCTAGAAGTGAATAGGGATAAAGTATTTTGGACCTAAACTAGGAGAAGCCTTTTCCAATGTCCACCAGCTACTACACCATTGAGCTTGAGCAGGATGCTTACGGCTCTGCTGTTATTCCTCTCCCCGATGAGCTGTGTCACGACATGGCGCTTCAACCGAATGAGCGGTTTGATGTCGAGGTTGATGAGGATACAATTACACTCAAACGTATTGCCGCTGGCTACGATATTGAAGAATAATCTTGAGATTGCACACCCATGAGCGATAGTCCCAAATCCACGTTAGATTCTATCCTCAAGGCGGTTATTACTCGGGATGGTACCGGCCCTGCCGATACCATGCTGATCAACGCGCACCTCTCGCAGATGCGCATGTTTGGTATCCGCCAGGGGGTCGAGTTTTATCCTGAGCAAGATAATTTCGGTACTCAGCGCTTTGATTTTATCCAGCAAGTTATAAAGTTCAACAAACTGGATGCGCGATTAGATTCGATTTGGGATCGATTCCTCACCTACGGTAAAGGACTGTTCTATATTCGGCCTACCAAAAAGACGTATCGTCTTTACTGGTTTGACAAAGATTCTTACCGTACGTACTACTCACCAGAGGGTGACCTGGAAGAGGTCATCATCATTTACCCGTATAAAGTTAAGTCCAGTAAAGGTTTTCAAGGGGTTGGGCTTAGCACGGATAAGCGGTATATGCGATTGCGTATTACTGCTACGGAAATTGAAGAGTTTCATAGCGAACAGGAAATCTCTTTTGATATGCCCTCTTTGGAGTACGGCATCTTCGATAAGAAGACTGTTGCCAACTCCATGGAGTTCATCCCTTGCGTGGAGGTCTTCAACAATCCGGACGCTTTTGGTACCGAAGGCAGTGGCGAGTTTGAGTGGTTAGCCAACCAGATCATCGCTCACGATGAGATGGTGAAGAACATTCGAGCCAACCTCTCATTCTTCGGCAATCCGACGCTGCTTTCTTCACGTCCAAAACAAGATATCGTTGAAAGCGCTGACTCTGATACAGCCCAGCGCCCTAGCATCTCGAGCCAGTCAGGGTTCCAATCGGATTTCTTCCTGTCTAGTTCTACTTATAAGCAAGACAACGTAACCCGTCAGCCTCCCGGCTACATTGGCCGCCCTGGTTCCGGAATGCGCGTGCCTCGGGTTATCGCCAACCTGGAGCCAACCGACCGTGTTGGCTTCATTACACCTAATGCAGTCAGTACTGATCAGTCTCGTTATTCTGAACA